AATTCTCAACGTCATCACGCCGTCGCCGAGCTACGACCTGGTCACGCTCGCCGAGATGAAGATGAAGCTCAACATCCCGACCACCGACACCTCGCGCGACGCGCTGTTGCAGGAGTTGATCAGCAACACGTCGGAAGCGATCGCCAAGATGTGCAACCGGGTGTTCGCCAAGGAAACCGTCGATGAAACCTTCTACCAGCTCGAGGACGAATACTGCGGCGCGCCGCCGACGCAGCGCCTCTACCTCTCGCGCTGGCCGGTCGCGTTCGCCGATATCACGACCATGACGCAGGACGGCGTCGACCTGCTTTCCGCTACCAACTGGATCCTCGAGCAGGCCACCGGCACGCTCTACCAGCCGCCGACGTTTGGGCCTTGGGCGGGAACGATCGACGTCGTCTACGCCGGCGGCTACGCCATCCCGGACGGCGTGCCCAACACGCTCAAGTTCGCGACCGAGGCGGCGCTGCGCGAGCAATACGCTTCCTGGATCCGCAATCCGGCGCTCTACGGCGTGCGCCAGCTCGGCCACAAGGAAAGCCGCGTCTCCTACTACGCGCCCAACCTGATGCCGACGCTCGGCCTGGCGGCAACCTGGACACAGATCGAAGCGCTATTGGCGAAATACATTCGGCATTGGGTGTAACCATGAACATGCGCGACTCCACGCTTTCTGGATTGCCGACGCGATCGTCCGATCACGTCTGGCGCGCCGCCGCCGCCGCCGTCCGCGCCTTCACCAGCAATACCAACGCCGAAGCCGCCCTCGCGCGCATGTATCCGGAGGACAAGGTGACGCCGCTGATGCTGCGCGCCGCCTCGCGCCCGGCGACCTTGACCGATCCGAATTGGGCCGGACCACTCGCTGCCTACAGCGTGTCGCAGGCGGTCGAGGAGATGGTCGCCATGACGGCGATCGGCAAGCTGATCGCGGCGGGCGCGCTGCGCATCGACCTCGGCCGCTTGGCCTCGATCGTCGTGCCGGGCCGCGCTACGAACGCCGCGGCCGCCGGACAGTGGATCACCGAGGGCGCGCCCAAGCCGGTGCGTCAGTACAGTCTGTCGAGCGCCAAGCTGACGCCACACAAGCTCGCGGTGATCACCACGCTGAGCCGCGAAATCACCGAGGTCTCGAATATCGAGGATATGCTGCGAATGCTGTTGACCGAGGCCGCCGGCATCGCGCTCGACGCCGCCGTGTTCTCGACCGCGCCGCGCGGTATTTTCCAAGGTCTAACGCCGCTCACGCCAGCGGCGGCCGGCTCGGCATTCGACAACGTCGGCGAAGACCTCGGCACGCTGGTCGAGGATATCGCCAGCCGCGGCGGCGGCGCCCACACGATATTCATCGCGGCGCCGCATCAGGCGACCGCCATCCGGTTCTATTCGCCTGGCGGCACGCTCGAGCAAAGCGCGGCGGCGAGCGCGGCACTGCCGGACAAGACGGTCGCGGCGGTCGAGCCGGGCAGCTTTGCGGTGACGCTTGGCGCGCCGGAATTCTCAGTGTCGCGGGTCGGGACTTTGCATATGGAAGACACCACGCCGACCGACATTGTTGTTGGTGGCGTGCCGGCAACCCCAGTCAAGTCGATGTTCCAGACCGATAGCATCGCACTGAAAATGGAACTGTGGGCCGACTGGTGCATGCGCGCACCGCATGTCTCATATATGAGCGCAGTCACATGGCGATCGAGCTGAACCAACAAGACTTGAAGAATATCACCAAGCGGCTGTACGTCATGGCCGCTCGCATCCGGCATTTCAAGGCGGTCGATATCGGCGCGACTCTGAGCACCTGGCAGACCGACGACATGCACCGGCACCGGCCGTTCACCAAGCGGCTCAAGCGCGCCGGCAAAGCCTCGACGCTCATCCGGCCGCATTCCAGATACGAGATGACGCGCTCGCGCCGGTCGGCGTCACGGTTGCGGCGCCGGCGCAAGCCGCCGCGGCCGAAAACCTCGACCCGGCCAATCCTGCGCGAGGAGCTCGATGCGCAGCTGCAGGCGCGCCTGGTCGAGGCGCTGCATCAGAAAATCCATTGGTGACAAGCCATGCCGGTCAATTGGTACGCGGAACTCTATTCGCTGGCGCAAAGTGCGTACGGGCGCCCGATCACCGTCAATCCGCTCGGCTCGCAACCGGGGGCACCGGCTTACAGCGCCCGCGGCATCTACAACTCGGACCGCCAGCAATACCTGCTCGAGGACGACTCGCTCCTCACCGAGCAACAAACCATCATCGACGTCGAGGCGATCGAATTCGCAGTGCCGCCGGCGCAGAACGACATCATCACGATTCCGGCCGAGCCGATCAGCGGCTTGCTGGCGCTCGGCGACTTCCAAGTGACGGCGAGCGTGCATAACGGCGCTGGCGAAATCACGCTGCAGCTCAAGAAGGTGGTGCCTTGATCGTCGAGCAGCAGAGCGCGGCCTTCAATATTCGCAACGCGATGTTTGGTCTGGTCAGCGCCGACCCGTTGTTTGCCGGCTACGTCGCGCGCAAGACCAAGATGCTGCCGGTGCAGCCGGACCTGCTGCCGTTTCTTGGGGTTTATTTGATCGAGGAGAACATGGGGCCGGATGGCGATGCTAACGAGGGTTGCATCCGGTTCGAGCATACCACGCGCATCGGCTTTTCGGTGATCGCGGTCAATAATGATCAGGATGTGCTCGAGCAGACGATCGACAAGGCCTTTCTCAAGATCATGGCGATCCTCTGGACTGATCTGAAGTTGACCAATGTGCTGCAGAGCAGCATCCCGGAAGGCTATCTGATCGAGAGCATTGTGCGCGGCGCCCGCCGCTTCTCTTTCGGACCGGCCTCGTTCAACAACGAGCTGCCGCTGGGTGAGCTGCAATACGAAGTCAGCTGCTTCTATCGCTCGGAATGGTACCCGGACATCACCGATACGCTCAACGAAATCGACGTCACCACCGGCGTCAAGGCCGGCGACACGCAGACCGAGATGGATCAGCGCCAGCAAGTCGCCGTGAACTACACCGGCCTGAACACGATACCGGCGATGATGCAAGCGCTCCGCGAGCACATGGTAAGGGAGAAACCAAATGCAGATATCGACCAGATTGCCGAGCGGCCCACGGGGCGGCAAGCGCCCGCCTGGCCTGCGCGTCGAGCCGACCGAGGAAAAATGGCGCGTGCTGAAGCATCCTTCGGGCGCCCGGTTCCGCTCTACCGGCGCCGCTGAATGGCCGGACGATGATTTCACCCGGCGCAGAATCCGCGCCGGCTCGATCCGCCAGGTCGCGGCGCCTGATGCATGAAGCCGTCTAGTTCAACGACGGCGGTCTGCGGCCGCCGTCTCGGAAAGCGTTGATCGCTTTGAGTTTGGAGAGCTCGGCCTTGGCGGCGGCGAGCTCGCGCCGCAGCGCCTTTAGCTCGACGTCAATCGCCGCCCGCGCGGCGCGCAAACCGGCCTCGCGGCCGACCAGCATCGCCACGCGGGCACTATCGCTCGCCACCATCCTGCGCACCATAGGAGGCACCCTTGCCGATTTCGTTCTCCAACATCCCATCTAATATCAAAGTCCCATTATACTACGTCGAGGTCGACGGCAGCATGGCGGGATTGCCGTCGATCAATCTGCGTGCATTGTTGGTCGGTGTCATGACGGCGGCCGGCAGCGCGACGCACGACGTCGCCGTTCCGATCGGCAGCCAGGCGATGGCCGACGCGCATTTTGGCGCCGGCAGCGAGCTCTCGCGCATGTTTCAAGCTTACTATTCAAACAACTTCGCCAACGAGGTGTGGGCGCTGCCGGTGGCCGAGCCGACGGGGGGCGCTCCGGGGACCGGCGCGATCACCATCACGGCGGCGCCGACCGCGGCCGGCACCATTCATTTGTATATCGCCGGCACTCATATTCCGGTCAACATCGCGACCACCGACACCGTGAGTGATATCGCCACCGCCATCGCCGACGCCATCACCACGGCGACCGCGGATGGCATCCCGACGTTGCCGGTGACCGCGACGGCCGCCGCCGGCGTCGTCACGTTGACGAGCGTGTTCAAGAGCGTAAACGCCAACGAGATAACGGTGAGCCTGAATTATTACGGCACCCGCGGCAGCGAGTTCACGCCGATCGGCCTCGGCATTACTCTACCGGCGACCGGCTTGCTGACCGGCGGCGTTGGCACCCCGGTGTTCAGCAACGCGATCAGCAACATTCAGAAGGAAGCTTTCGAATTCGTGGCGATGCCTTACACGGACAGCAATTCGCTGGTCGCCTGGGACCAGGAATACGGCTTTACCGATACTGGGCGATGGGGCTGGAACCGGCAGCAATTCGGCATGGTGTTCTCGGCCAAGCGTGACACTTATGACAACCTGGTCTTGTGGGGACAAGGCAACAACAGCGCGGTCGAAACGGTCATGGGGTTTGAGCAGACCACGCTTTCGCCGATGTTTGAATGTGCGGCCTCCTATGCGGCCAAGGCGCAGCGCGCGCTGGTCAACGATCCGGCCAGGCCGCTGCAAACCCTCGCGCTCAACAACATCAAGGCGTGCCCGCTGCAGGATAGGTTCAATTGGGGCGAGCTCAACACGCTGGCGGCCGGCAGCGGCATTGCAATCCAGGCGGTCGGCAGCGACGGCCAGCCGATGATCTTGCGCGAGCAGACTTGCTATCAGACTAATCTGTACGGGGCGCCGGACGACGCATACGAGCTGGTGACCACGCTGGAGACGCTAGCGACGCTGCTGCGCAATCAGAAATACGCGATCACGTCCAAATTCCCGCGCAGCAAACTCGCCGACGACGGGACCAAGTTCGGCCCCGGACAGGCCATCGTGACGCCAGGCATCATCAAGGCCGAGCTCGTCAACGAGTATCAGATCGATATGTGGAATGGGCTGGTGGAGAATCTGGCGGCATTCAAGGCCAACCTGATTGTGGAAAGAGACCCCAACGATCCGAATCGGGTCAACGTGCTCTATCCTCCCGATCTGATCAATCAGCTGCGCGTTTTTGCGGTGCTCGCGCAATTCAGACTGCAGTACGACCGCGGAATTGATCTGCAGATCATCGGCCAGGCACCGCCTCCCTTCCAGGCGAGCTCGGGCGCCTAACCAATCAATCATTCCTAACTGCCAGGAGGAATCAGCATGGCACAGAGAATCGCCGGCACCGCCTTTCTTACCGTCGATGGGGTACAGCTGGCGTTGCGCGGTAATTTCGTCGTATCGCCGTCGGCGGTCGAGCGCACGATGCTCGCCGGCCAGGACGGCATTCATGGTTACCAGGAGCTCCCGCGGGTGCCCTATATCGAGGGCGACCTGTCGACAGTGCCGGGCTTGTCGTTTGATACGCTGCAAGCCCAGACCGACGTAACCGTAACCGCGCAGCTCGCGAACAAGATGCAATACACGCTCACCGGCGGCACCTGTAAGGGCGGCCTCGAAAACCAGACCCGCGAGGGCCAGACCCGCGTTCGCTGGGAAGGCCTGGCCTGTCAGGAAATGTCGATCGGATGAACGAGAACATCAAAGTAATTCGCGAGGGATTCGTCGAAGCGCCGACGCCGGTCGAGGTGCTGCCGCCAAGCGACCTGCGGCCGGAACCCGCTCTGCCTTCGCAGCTCAAATTCGAGGCGCCGGAACCGGAGCCGACGCTCGCCGAAATCGAGGCTCTGCGCAGCGGTATCGCGGCCCGGGCTTCGCCGTGGCCGATTACAGTTCATCTGCTGCACGGGTCAATCCGCAACAACAAGAACGAGCTCGTCGACAAACTGGTGTTCCGCGAGCCGAAAGCTCGCGATATCAATCAATTCGGCAATCCGACGCGCTTCAATGCGAACAACGAGCTGGTGATAGAAGAGCGCAGAATGCACGCCATGATGGCGCAGCTCTGCGGTATTCTGCCGCCGTTTTTGCAGGAAATGAATCCGCACGACTGGCTCGGCTGCGCTCACACGCTG